TTATCAGTCTGTTCTGCCTGTTAATCCTTCTAAGTTTTTCCTAGACATGCAGAGGACGGAGTACTTGAGGATGGTACTATCTCCGAAAGGGAGGAAAGGTTATCTGTGGAGATCAGCCCCTTCATTGTACTTTGCAAACGCTTGGAGTGGTGGTACGAGAACTGCTTCTGCCATAGCTTCAGCGTGGTCACTCCAAGTGTCACGTGGTGCTAACTCTGAGCTATGTAGGATGCATTGTATTGAAGATTTGTGCGGGCACCTACGCATAAGTAAGAACGATGCAGACAGGTTGTTCAGGACGCCGGGGGCTATGGGAGGGTTAGGCATGCATGGCGGCTGGGCTCCAGCTATAAGTGATGGATTAGCTTTGGACACCCCAGATGTAGTACCAGGCCTAGCTAGAGAGACAAAAGCTGGCTCTTGGGACGACTGGACAGAGAGCGCAAAACGTCCGGTCAGACTAGCAATGCATACGTGGTTTCCTGATAGTGAACCAATGCGCACTGCAGCGGCCAGATCCCTTGCATCAGGGGTTATGATGGGGAAGGTGGATAAGAAGGAGTGTGTTAAGGAGGTAGAATTACCAGATTTTACAAGAGAGAGGTTTGAGAAATGGTCTTCTGAGAAAGCACCACAGTGCACAGTTGACCCAATGTTTTCTGAGGAATTGATCAAGACATTGATTAGAGCGAATAGAGTCGAAGAGGTATGTTTGTGGTTTCCACTGCATGAGAGGATGAGGATAGAGATGAGGAGGAAGAGATGGCATCGGAGAGTTTGGCTGGATTGGTTGTTGGGGCGCCTTCGACCAACAATAGGCAGACGGTGGGGTGATGCACCCGATATGACGCCATGGATAGCATCACAACTAGAGGATACGCTGGGAATAACACCCACACGGCCCGTGGATTGCCGTGTGTTGATGGCCCGGAAAATCCTTGTGGAACTTAAATCTGCTCGTGTCTTTATGGAGATACGTACAGAGATGGGGGGATGATACCCTCGAGTTCCATTACGGGGCTAGCTACCCGGCATAGTAAAGAAAATCGTAAGAAAGCTTGCACATTGTGCATTACAAAACATAACCCATTGGATGGGGAGAATCATGGTTCGAAGAGAATACGAAGGGAAAGCCAGCCCTTAGTTTCTCTAAGACAGTGTTTCTCTCCAGACCAGATGGATACGGATCCACCTATTTGGCGGTGGTGAAGGGGGCATACAAATAAGG